GTTACGGCGCCTTCTACGAGTACCGGTATTCAGCCGGCGCCCTCGAAGGCGTACGAATGTCTTGGCCAGTTGGAGATGGTCCTCCCCGAGCGTAGTACGGCTGCTGAGCGAAATCGTCTCAGGTCGTATCTGCTCTCGGTCTTGTCACAGAATTTGCAGGCGTCTGATGGTGATCCTGTCGTTTCGACAGATTCGCCTCTTCCGCCGGCATTTTCTGATTTCGAGTCGCCCTGGTAATTCGGGGCTAGGGGTCATCTAATGGGCTAATTACCCAAAGAAGGAACTTACCATGCATTCTGAGAAGCAAGGTAAGAAGTCTCTCATAAGAGAGATTTCAACTTTTCGCGTTCCCGAGGCAACGACGTACTCGGTTGTTCATGAATACTTCAAGTCTCTTGATTGTCCTCGTTCGCTAACTTGTTGGCTTCTCTACGAAAGTGGAGAATACGATCAGTTGGTGAATTTGGATATCAGCCCGAAGGATTTTAATGATTCTTCGAGTTTTAGAGACGCCTATCAAGCAACTAAATTTCTGTCGAAAAACTCCTTTCTTAAGGTGAATATTGACCGTAAAGCCGTTGCTTTGAGCAAGTTCTCCGAAATGGAAGAACTTTGCAAGGAGACAAACAGGCGCTTCCGAAATCCTAGTCTAGACCAGCTTTCAAACTGGGATAGTGTCACATTGCTTAACGCAATGCGGCAGAAAATTACTAGTATTTTGGGCGTTTGTCCCATTGAAGAGGTTCTTGAACGATCCAATTGGGGACCTGGCGTAAGCACCCTATTAAAGGGTTCAAACGTCTCGGCAACCAATAAGTTCCAACAAGAAGTTGGAATTACGCGAGATCTGTATTCCCTCATGTTTGATTCTGAGAGCTCAGACCGTACTGGGATCTTCGAACTTGCATATCCTCTCTGGGGTGCTGAGTTACGGAAACGTGACTCATTTCCCGTCTTTGAGGTTGGGAACGTAGTTGTCACTGTGCCTAAGAATTCTAAGACTGACCGCGTCATAGCCGTTGAGCCAGGGTTAAATCTCTGGTTTCAATTAGGCATTGGCAAAGTCATTCGGCGAAAACTTAGGAGACACGGGATCGACTTATCCTACCAGAGTCGAAACCAATGGTTGGCGAAGTTAGGCAGTGAATCGCCTTTCTTTGCTACTGTTGATTTTTCTTCTGCGTCGGACAGTATCTCGAAATCGCTAGTCAGGGAGCTTCTGCCCCCTGACTGGTTTTTTCTTTTAGATACTTGTCGGTCTCATTTCGGTACCCTCGAAGGTAAGACATTCCTTCATGAGAAATTCTCATCAATGGGGAATGGCTTTACTTTCGAACTCGAATCTCTCATCTTTTTTGCCGCTGCGGCCTGTGTTTGTGAAAGCATGGGCTACAATAGCAGTATGGTGAGTGTCTATGGAGATGACGTTATACTGCCATCTCCGTGTTTCGAGCTCTTTTCATCATTCAGTAGATACCTTGGATTCATA